TGACAAGCCTTTGATAACCTCAGTATTAGGTGATGAACCAGCCTCCAAGATTTTGGAACTCATAAAAGCAGAAGCCGCTAAAACACAGTGACAACACAAATCAGACGTCCAGAAAAATGGGAACGAATGCCCGATGAAGGATCAAAGCCGTGGGCGGCGTTCCTTACATACCTGAGACTTGGTCCAGAACGCTCGCTTGATCGAGCCTACTGCGAGGCGATGGGGCGACCCCCGGGCAGCAGTAGAGCCTCTGGGCGGTGGAACGTCTGGAACTCGACGTGGGCATGGCGGGCACGGGCAGCGGCATGGGACGCCCACATGGAGCGGGAAGCGCAAAAGGGGTTGGTTGCGTCCGGGATTGAAAATGCGCGAACACGGGTGAGAAATATCACAAATGTTCAGAACGCTGCAATGGTCATAATCGGCAAGGCTGACCTCGCTAACCTCGATTCGACCGAAGCCCGAAAGCTATTGCCAATTGCTCTCCGTGCGTTAGATGAGACGGCGGAAAGCCTGCGTGAAGAATTCGGTGTGGCTGCACGTCCCACGACATCCCGAGAACTTATTGTCACGGGTGAGATGGAAGGTGGCATAGCGGCTATTGAAGATTTTGACGACGATGAATTACTGACAAAGATTGCAGCGAGGGAGCAAGGATTTGGCGACGATGTTGAAGGTGACATAAATGGTCGTGGCGAATTCATACCTGCCATTAGCGAGCACTCGTCAAGCTAGGCGCAGGGCGCGCAGATCGCTTACAGCGTTTGGCGAGCACGTCTACCCCGGATATATCACAAGCGACTACACACGGATGCTGGCGTCGATGCTAGAAAGAGTTGTGACCGGCGAGATCACCCGGCTCATTGTGGAAATCCCGCCCCGGCATTCCAAGTCCGTACACGTCTCTGAGTTACTTCCTGCATACGCACTTGGTCACAACCCTGACATGCGTATCATCCTTTCATCCTATGCGTCAGGCTTGGCGGCTGCATTTTCTCGGCGCGTGAGGAACACGATTGACGGGGAGCGTTATGGCAAATTATTTCCTGTGACCCGGCTGGCTCCCGACTCTAAAGCAGCGGCGTCTTGGGACATCAGCGGCAGGACAGGCGGAATGATTGCGGCAGGTGTGGGATCCGGTATCACAGGGCATGGCGCAGACTTGCTGATAATCGACGACCCGGTCAAGGATCGCAAAGAGGCTGAATCGTCAGCGAGAAGGCAGGACGTGTGGGATTGGTACACGTCAACAGCGCGCACTCGTGTTCACCCCGGCGGAGCGATTATCGTCTGTCAGACTCGGTGGCACCACGACGACCTTGCAGGGCGATTGATCGACGGTCAGGACGACGAAGATCCTGACTCAGAGGAATGGAAAGTCTTGAAGTTCCCTGCGATCGCAACAGAGAACGATGATCTTGGGCGCGAGGCTGGCGAGGCATTATGGGAAGAACGCTACCCTCTTGAAGAATTACTGCGCATCAAGAGAGACGTTGGCACAAGGGATTGGCTTGCTTTATACCAGCAAGAGCCGACTGACGAGGAAGGGGCAATATTCCCAATCGCATCGTGGCAGTATTACAACCCTGACTCATTCGATTTCAACAGTCGATACCGCACGTTTCAATTACTTGATACGGCGTACAAAGATGGTCAGCAGAATGACTATTCGGTCGTTGCGACATGGACACGATCACCGGACGGGATCCTCTACGCCCGGGACTGGGTCAGGGATCGGTTGCAGTTCCCTGCGTTGGAGCGTTTGGCAAAAGCGCAATATGATAAATGGCGTCCCGACGTGGTTTACATCGAGGACAAGGCTTCTGGAATTTCGCTGATTCAGAACCTTATAGCCAGAGGAATTCCGATTCAGCCTTATTCGCCTGACGGGGACAAGGTTGTAAGGGCTCATGCTGTGACGCCGTTTGTGGAATCAGGTAGGATGGTTTTGCCTGAGTCACACGACCTGCTTTCTGATTTTCTTCAAGAACATGCTAAATTTCCCGCAGGGGCGCATGATGATATGGTGGACACAACGACTATGGCAGGCATAGTTTTGGGGCGCAGGGAGAGTTCGGGAAACAATCGCCTTGAAGTAGCACCGAAGGAATCACGATGGTAAATCGAGACCGAGCAGCAGACGTTCAAAGCCGTGAAGCGCCAGCGCGGGATCCGATTGATTCTGCGCCACCGGACTCAGGGCGTGTCACGAAGATCCTCGGTGATGCAGGGCTTTCGATTTGGGCTGGCTATCTCGGTGAAGAATACCTTGTTGACCTAAAGCCGTGGAGTAATGAAGCGCGCTACGTCCTTGAAGCGCGTGACGAGGCACTCATCGGCACGCTACTCGACGCCATCAAAATGCCGATGATTAGGTCTGAGATCGTCGTAGAGCCTTGTAGTGACGACGTTGCGGATGTCGCATTCGCTGAGTTTATTGACTGCAATCTCCGTCAGATGCACAAGCAAAGCATCCGTAAGTGGCTCACCGATATGATCGAGGCAATCGAGTTTGGTTTCAGCCTCGGTGAAATTGTCTTAGAAAAGCGTAGTGACGGGCGCATGTGGATACGCAACATCATGCCCCGGGGACAGGAAACTCTGAGACGATGGGCGGCTGAAGATCCTGCACACCCTGACGAGTTCTCGCATTTTATTCAAGGCATGTACCGAGGATCTGCGCCAAGGCGTGAAGTAGCGATCCCGCTCAACAAGTGCGTTCACGTAACGTGGCGAGGGCGCAAGGGCAACCCGCAGGGCAAAGGGCTTCTGAGGTCACTCTATATCCCGTATAAGTTCATCAAGAATTTCCGGGTAATCGAGGGCATTGGCGTCGAGCGTGACATCGGTGGGACGCCGATCATAAAACTCCCCGGTGGTCAGAACTCTCTGAGCGACACTGAAAAGACGGAACTGAAAAAGCAAGCTGAAGGGTTGAGGAATGACGAAGCCCTTTATGTGATGGTTCCAGAGGGCATGGATATCACCGCCTACAATTCTGGCGGTAAGTCGACGAACGTCCGTGACATTATCAAGGATTATGAAACGCAGATCCTTATGCGGATGTTTTCACAGTTCTTGAAACTCGGCATGGATAACGTGGGTACTCAAGCCCTTGTTGCTGGCTCTCAAGATTTCTTTACGATGGCGATCGAGTCAATACAGGATGAATTGATCGAGCAGGTGAACGATCAGGTTGTTCCGTATCTCGCCCGGTTCAATAATTTTCCCGGCACAACAGGATTGCCAAGAATTACTTGGGCAAAGCCGGGGGCTATGGATGTCGCCAACATCGTCGACCTGTTCACGAAAGGTTCGGCGCAAAAGATATTCACGCCGACCCGGGAAGATGAAGTGCGGCTGCGGGATGAGGCAGGACTGCCCGAACTTCCCGAGGGCGTCGGTGAAGGTCCACGGGAGGTGCAGAGCGTCGTCAACGACGTGTTCGGCGGTCTCGGTATGCGCCGGGACATGGGGCAGTTCTACGACGAGGTCAGGCGATATGATCAAGCGGCTGGCGGAGACCTACGTGGCATTCCGGGGAATTATGAAAAATTCACAAATGCTTATCAAAGAGAACTTGTGGGCATTTACGACAAGTGGGCGGCGGAGACTAGCCGCTTGATGTCGTTGCCCGGCAAAGGAATTACTGAAGCCAACGCAACTTTGAACACGCGCCTCAACGAACTTTCCGCTGACTTGAAACTCCTTGCCCGAGCACGTATTGGCGAGGCGTCACAAATGGGATTAGGCACGGTGCTCGGTAAGCGAACCCATGACCCTGTGGTGCAGCAGACAATCGCCACGCTTTTGAAAGAAGCCGAGGTCAATATTGACGAGTCGGTTATCCCGGGCATCAAGGAAAAATTCGGGAAAGAGTCTGGCGCAGTTCAGAAATTATCAGGGACGCAAAAAAAAGAAGCGTTTGAAGATTTGTTCAGCGGTCGCAGAAATAGTGTGGCACGTCAGGCGGGTGGCGCGCAGGTCGCAATTTTTGAGACACAAAAAAGCGCAGGCGTTGTTGAGAACTCAGAGCGTCGCAGGCTAGGAATTAAGCCAATCGCTACTCGCTGGGTTTTAGATAAGTCTGCTGATCATTGCGCTGATGATACGCATCGGGCGACTTTTGGTTGCCCGGGGCTGGCTAGAGTGTACGCAGACGGGTGGGATTCAATGCCTACAGTTCCAGCGGGAGCAGTTTCATGTCTCGGTAATTGCCGGTGTTACATTGAAGCCGATCTTGAGGGGGACGGAAATTGGCAGAGAATCACGTAAGCTATTTGTCGGTGCGCCGGTGACGTTCCCTACCCCGTCAGGGGCGACTTTCACCGGCGCATCGTTTGACAGAAAATGTTGACCAATAGAAAATGATGTCACCGTGTCTAATTTCAAAAAAGCCATATTAGGTTTGGAAATTTTCTCAATCGGCACTCATACCGATTCAGGGGGAAATACCAATACGTTCACTAGCGACGATGTTGAATACATGGTCAGTAAGTTTGCTAGTGGCTATCCAGAGTTCGTACCTATCAAGCTAGGTCACACTAGCGACGAGTTCAATCGACAGGTAGCTGTCGAACTTGGACTGCCTCCCGCATCGCTGAACGGCGAAAACGGCGAGGGTCTTGATGGGGTTGCCGCTCTCGGTCAGGTTGTGAACCTGTACACAGAGGGCGATAAATTAGTTGCTGACCTAAGAGTTCCTGACGAGATGGTAAAACTTTTCGATCAGGAATATTTTAGGGATGTGAGTTGCGAGCTTTCGGTAGACAATCAGGATCGTTGGATCCTCGATGGGCTTGCCATGCTCGGAGCCGAACGACCGGCAGTTGGAGACCTTGCAGGAATCGCAGCCGCCGCCGTTCACAAAAAACGGACAGCAAGAGTTGTCCACAGTTTTAGTCAGGCATTACCAAAGAAGGTGAATATGTCCGAGCAGGATCAGGGAAGCAAGATCGACAAGATCTTGGGGCTCGTTTCTGGCGACAAGATTTCATTCTCTGACTTGGAATCGGCTGGCTTGAAGTTCGGAGACGAAGCCGACAAGGGCGCAGTCAAAGACGCTGTCCGTGAATTGCAGGAGCGATCCTCAATGCTGGACGAAGTCGTTGGTCTGTTGCAGCAGGCGATTGAGATCACCTCAACCGCTGCCGAGGAAGGCGACGAGATTGTCGAGGAAGATGTGGCTGCTGAGCCAGCCGTCGCTGCCAAAGCACTCGTTGGTCGCCTGACCACAGTTATGTCGTCAGGTACGAATTTCAAGCAGGGCGCAGATTTCAAGGCGGCGGTAGCTAGCGCAGTCAAGGAATCGACTAAGGAACTTGTTGCTCAAGTGGCAACCCTTAGCGGTGACAAGACCGTAGCCAATTACCGTGTAGAGACTGAGAAACTCGTCGGCATGGAAGGCACTCCTCAAGAGTTAGCTGAAAAGCTAGCAGATCTTGAAAGCAAGGCAGGCAAGGAAACCGCCACCGCCATGCTATCTAGTTGGAAGCAGGTTTCCACATTCGCAGTCGAATCAGGGCAATTCAAAGCCATTGGTGAAGGCGAGGGTGAAGGCGAGGGCGTCAACGGCGAGCCGTCTGATCTCGAAAGAGAAGCGAGTGAATTCAAAGCAGCGAACCCGTCATTCTCTGAGTCTCAGGCTCTAAGTGCGGTGCGCCTGCGCCGAATGCGCTCAGTTAGGGAGGCAAAGTAATCATGGATCAAATGCTTACAATCCCCGGCGCACACGCCACGGGCGACCTCTCAAGCCTGCAATATCAGGCTGTTTACTTGACAGAAGATTTCGGCGTGGCTGGAATCACCAACTCCAATGCTTCCGCTTTTGCGCAGGCTGGAATTGGCATTCTGCAAGACGATCCCGAAGCTGACGGCGAACCCGCCAGCGTAGCCATACTTGGCATCTGCCGAGCAAAGGCTGGCGGGACAATTACGCAGGGGGCGTATCTCACCCTCGACAATGACGGCAAGGTCGTAGCCGGAGCACTTGAAGCTGATCTCGCATCAGCCGATCGTGCGGTCATTGGACGTGCGCTTGGAGACGCCGCTTCTGGCGACATCTTCACAATCGCCGTGAACTTCATCACACCGCTACCACACGACACCGAGTAATCGGACGTGACTAGCCCAACCCAAAACGATCTACGCCCGGTCAAGCCCGTGGTAGGTAGTGGCGGCAAGGGCGGGAG